CATTGTTATCTGTCTGAAAATCAATTCCTGTTTGAATATCCCAATTATCAGATTCATCGAATTCTTCATTCTCATCCTCGTCATCCTGCTCATCATCATTAACTGAATTATACGGACGATAATCTAGATTAATATGACCACTACCTTCCAGCGTTTGGTCACCATTACTGCTATATTCATAAGACCAATCAAATTCAATTTCTTCTTCACTCAGTTTCTCTAAATCGATAATAACTTTTTTTCCTATAAATTCCTGAAATTCATTGCTCATGTGGTTTGTCTCCTATATAAAGAAGAAATGATTAAAATAACATTTAGATTATATCACGCATAAGTAATATAACAAAATATTAAGACATCTTGTGGTGGGGGTGATCAAATCTCTAAAACTTTTCAAACTGGACAGCGGCGTGGGGCTTCGTGTTAAAAAACGCATATTCAAACGGGGGTATAGGCCCCATCCGAAAAGGAGGTGTGATGATTGGCAAAAGACGGTACCAATCGTGGCGGCGCTCGTGTCGGCGCGGGCGCGAAAAAGAAGCCATTAGCCGACAAAATTGCCGAAGGTAATCCCGGCGGCAGAAAACTGACCGTGATGGAGTTTACCGATACGGCAGACCTTAACGGTCAAGTGATGCCGGAACCAGCAAAGATGCTCGAAGCGGTCCAGAAGGACGGTAAGGCACTCGTCGCAAGCGAAATCTATAAATCCACATGGACATGGCTGAACGAACGTGGCTGTGCGGTGCTTGTGTCGCCACAACTTTTAGAGCGATACGCCATGAGTGTAGCCCGATGGATTCAGTGCGAGGAAGCTGTCACCGAGTACGGCTTTCTGGCAAAGCACCCGACCACGGGTAATGCGATTCAAAGCCCCTATGTGGCGATGGGTCAGAACTACATGAACCAAACAAACCGCCTGTGGATGGAGATTTTTCAGATCGTAAAGGAAAACTGTACCGGAGAGTACAGCGGTGTGAATCCGCAAGACGATGTTATGGAGCGGCTCTTAACCGCCCGGAAAGGAAAATGATATGGTAAAATACAAAACTTCCGAAAGTGTCTGCAAGGGTCACCCAGATAAACTCTGCGACCTGATTGCAGACAGCATTCTTGATGCGTGTCTTCGCAAAGATAAAGCTTCCCGCGTGGCCTGCGAGGTCATGGCGACAAAAGGCAAAATCATCGTAGCGGGCGAAATCACCTGCTCGAAAAAAGTAGACATCCGCTGGGTGGTCCGTAGAGTTCTTGAGGAGGTCGGCTACAACCCATGGAAATTCATCGTGTTTGTATTCCTCCACCAGCAAAGCAAGGATATCGCTGGTGGTGTGGATCAAGCGCTGGAATCCCTCGCGGGAGATACCTCTTGGTATTCCATGCTCGGCGCTGGCGACCAAGGAACTGTTTATGGCTATGCCACAGATGAGACGGTAGAAAAACTTCCGCTTCCTCTCGTATTCGCTCATGGCATTTGCCGGAAGCTGGATAGCACTATGAAAAATGGCGTCATTAAAGGTATCGGTCCGGATGGAAAAGCACAGGTCACAGTTGAGTATGAGGATGACAAGCCCAAGCGCATTAAAACGATTATTGTATCCGTACAGCACCGTGCTGACAAGGATTTGGAGGTTCTCCGTAGCGAGATCATCTCCCAAGTGCTGTGGCCTGTGTTTGAGAAATTTCCATTTGATGAGGACACCGAAATACTCGTCAATCCTTCTGGTCGTTTTGTCGAGGGTGGGCCTGCTGCCGACACCGGTTTGACCGGTCGAAAGATTATGGTCGATAGCTATGGCGGCCTTGCTGCTCATGGCGGCGGCGCATTCTCCGGTAAAGATCCGACGAAAGTTGACCGCTCCGGTGCCTACATGGCAAGAGCCATCGCAAAGAACATCGTCTGGTGTGATTATGCCAAACAATGTCAGGTGGCCATCTCCTATGCCATTGGCAAGGCTGACCCCGTTGCGGTTGAGATTGACACCTTCAGCACCGGGACTGTCCCGGATGACGTACTCAGAAAGGCGGTACTTGATGTGTTTAACCTGCGTCCAGCAGCAATCATTGAAACGCTGAGTTTGCGTGACGCCATCTATGCTGATACAGCAACTTACGGACATTTCAGCGGAACGCTCTCTCGCTGGGAATGGCTGGACCGGTATAAAGAACTACGGGAGGCGGTAAAGAAATATGTTGATTGAGAAAAAGAATACCGCCGAGCTTCTACCTGCGGATTATAATCCCCGCAAGGACCTGAAGCCTGGCGATCCGGAATACGATAAGCTGAAGCGCTCAATTGAACAGTTTGGATATGTCGAGCCGGTCATCTGGAATAAGGTGACCGGCTATGTTGTAGGTGGGCACCAGCGTTTGAAGGTGCTCATCGACATGGGTATCACCGAAGTCGAGTGCGTGGTGGTCGAGATGGATGTCGAGAAGGAAAAGGCTCTCAACATCGCGCTGAACAAGATTTCCGGCGAATGGGATAAAGAAAAGCTGGCTCTGCTGATCGCTGATTTACAGGGAGCGGACTTCGACGTGTCGCTTACAGGCTTTGACCCCGCTGAACTGGATGATCTGTTCAAGGACAGTATCAAAGACGGCATCCAGGATGATGATTTTGATGTGGAAGCAGCGCTAAAGGAGCCACTGATCACCAAGCTCGGTGACCTATGGACGCTCGGTCGGCACCGGCTGGTCTGCGGCGACAGTACCAAGGCGGAGACTTTTGACTTGCTGATGGCCGGAGCTAAAGCAAACCTCGTGATCACCGACCCGCCTTACAACGTCAACTACGAAGGCAGTGCCGGAAAAATCAAGAACGACAATATGGGAAATGATGCCTTCTACCACTTTCTGTTCGATGCTTTTACAAACACCGCGTCCGTCATGGCGAATGATGCAAGCATCTATGTTTTCCACGCCGACACCGAAGGGCTTAATTTCCGGAGAGCCTTTGTGGATGCCGGTTTCTATTTATCCGGCTGCTGCATTTGGAAGAAGCAGTCACTGGTGCTGGGGCGCTCTCCCTACCAGTGGCAGCACGAGCCAGTGCTCTTCGGCTGGAAGAAAACCGGAAAGCATCAGTGGTATACCGGTCGCAAGGAGACCACCATCTGGGAGTTCGACAAGCCTAAGAAAAACGGCGATCACCCGACCATGAAGCCGGTTCCGCTCTTGGCATACCCGATTATGAACAGCAGCATGAGTAACACGCTGGTGCTCGATCCATTTGGTGGCAGTGGTTCGACGCTCATCGCCTGCGAACAGTCTGACCGCTCCTGTTATACCATTGAGCTCGATGAGAAGTTCTGCGATGTTATCGTCAAGCGGTACATCGAACAGGTCGGATCTAGAGACAAGATTTCTGTGCAGCGCGATGGTTTGATCTACTCCTATGCGGAGTTGACTGCCAGTGAGGTTAGCCATTCTTGACGCAGATCTGACCGGCCACAAACCTCATGATGGATTATAAAGGACCGCATCCTCCGGCGTGATTTGGCACATATATTTCTCGAAATTGACTTGCTATAAGGTGCCTTTAGAGTGATATATGTACATACCAAAACAACAGGAGGTTTTGAAAATGGAAATCAACTACAACGTAACCGGACCCGACCGCAAGCGATTAGTACAGGCCATTGCAGGAATTCTCGAAAGTGATGCCAAGTACCTCGGCGTTCCATCTTGTGCTTATCAGGTGGATAATTTCACCATCAGCAAGGCTGGCATCCTTTCCTTCGACGATCACACTAACAGCAGCAAGGTCGAACAACTTATTGAGCGCCTTTGCGAAATAGGCTTTGAAGCGGAGATAGAGGAAGTCGCAAACGGGCTTTGCATTGAGCTCCCGCTGAAGGACACCACTGAAGCCGCGATTGACAACCTACACAGGATGATAGACAGCAAAGCAACACTCATCAAAAAAGCACTTGGTGCGGACAACTTGGAAATCGAGCTCACCGACGAGCGCATTCGCTTCCCTTGGTTCGACCGCATTCCAGAGCCAGAGGTCATCGACGCGGCTGCTCACTTTATTGGAAAAATGCTTGCTGCAGCCAAGAGCCAGAAGCGCGTGACCGCCAAGGAAAAGGAAGCAGACAATGAGAAGTACGCTTTCCGCTGCTTCCTCCTACGACTCGGCTTCATAGGCGAGGAGTTCAAGGAAACGCGCCGGACACTTCTACGGAACCTAGCCGGCAGTGCAGCATTTCGCTCGGGAGCCAAGAAAGGCTTCAGCGCAGAGGACCTGAACGCCGCCACCGACGACCTCGAAGTAGCGGAAGCGGAAAAAGACTTGCTATATGGAGAGGAGGCGGCTAATGATGAGATTTCCGAGTAAAGAAATCGTCGAGCGTATCCGCCGCCAGTATCCGACTGGTTGCCGCGTGGAGCTTCTTCGCATGAACGACGAGCAGGCTCCACCCATCGGGACCAAGGGCACTGTAACTGGAGTGGATGACACCGCAAGCATCCTGGTTAACTGGGACAGTGGCAGCGGACTAAACGTGGTCTATGGCGAGGACCTTTGCCGGAGGTGCGACGATGACAGATAAAGTGCGTAAGCAGATCCTGGCTATTCGCGAAACCGGCATAACGAATATGTTTGATGTGGCGGCAGTGCAGCGTATCGCAAACGACATGGGCTTTTATGAGCTGGTAGTGTACCTCGAAGAGAATCGTAAGGAATATGCCCATTTCATCCTG